TGACCGCCTTGAAGCTGGCGCTGTCTGGCTCGGCTGGCGTCACGTCCAGAGCCTTGCAAATCTCGTCCAGCGTGTATTCGCGCTCCGGGTGGAACTCGACCAGCCGCGCCGGGAACAGGTCACGGCCCTGCTTCAGATTGACGCTGCCCGGCACACGGCAGTTGCGCACGGCGTTGTTGGCGCCGGGATCAGTATAGCCTGCATCGGCAATGGCCTTGATGGCCGCTGTGAACTCATGCTTGGTCGGCTGCGTGCTGAACGCATAGCCCCACTGGAACGACCCTGCGGACGTCTCCAGCACCCATGTCGGGGCGATGGGCGGCACCTTCGACTTGGTGCCAATGTCGTCCAGCATCATGAACAGGACGTATTCGCAGTTCTCACCGCGCGCAGACGGCTTGCCGTCCCTAAAGCGGTCGATGATGAACGATCCGGTGTTGATATACCACGCCTCGCCGTCCTTGACGCGGGCCTTGTCCGGCATGAACGCCGGGAAGGTCGCCTTGGGGGCGCCGTCGCCGTGATAGACGACCGCGCCGTCCACCAGCGTGGGCTTCTGCTTGAGCAACAACGCTGTTTCGCCGTCGGCGTCAACCAGACCAGTGATAAACTCAATAAAACGTGTGCGATCCTCACTCATCGCTTGCTCTCCTCACTTACCATAACGGGTCATGACAGCCACTTCGGCGTTCAGGGGCAAGCCTGACGCCCATGCAGGGGCTGTCGTCATAACGCGCAGCAGCGCATCGGCTGCCGTGTCGGGTTCGGACGTCTCCAAGACAATTTCGTCATGCACATGAAGAACCACGTCCAACCCCTCTTCTTCAAGCCGGGCCAGCGAATGCCGTAACAGGTCATTCGCCACCGCTTGCGTGATGTTCTCACAGGCCAGACCGCGCCACAGACGAGCGCGGGGCCATTCCTTTGCATCAGCGGCGGGTTTCCACGACGCCTTGGCATAGGTGATATTGCCCTCTTCGTCGAAGCGGGCGAAAGGGTAACATAGCACACGACCGCTCGGCAGGGCATACCAAAGATGCTGTTTGTCGAATAAATATGTGACGCGCCCGGCGGTGAACTCCTGACCCGGATGGCGCATGGCAGCGGTATAGCATTGCTCCAGCCGTGACCAATACGGCACCGCCCAAGAGTTTGCGCGGCGCCATGCGTCCACCATGCGGCGGGCCTCGGCTTCGGTCATGATGACGTTATAAATGCGGCCCATCGCAGCGAAGGCGCCGACGCCGCCAGCGAAGCCGCACGCCAACTCCTGCACCTTGCCGATCTGGCGCTGGTCCTTGTCCACCTGAGCGTAATCGACATGGAAGGTCGCAGCGGCGTTGTGCTTGTAGACGTCCTCGCCCTTGGCAAAGATGTCCAGCTTGGCCGCACCGCTGTTGCTGTTCGACGCCCACGGCGTCACCCGCGCCTCAATCGCCGCCCAATCGGCCACGACCAGATGCTTGCCCTTCTCGGCCATCAGCGCCGGGCGCAGCATACCCTTCAAGACGTCTGTGACGCGACGACCGTGCGCAGGCACGATCTGATGCCCACGCACCATCGCCTGACGAACTAATGCCGGGTCGGCGGCGCACTTCCGGGGAAAGTTGTGGACCTGAAGCCCGTATGAAGAAGCACGACCAGTAGCGCTTCCTCCAGCAAACACAAACGCTCCTCTAACGCGCTGGTCTTCCTCATCTGCCAGATCAGCGGCCCGTGCAAACTTCGCCACGGACGATGCCCACAGATCGTCCGCGCACTGGATGACTTCCGCAACGTCCGGTGGGACTTCATCTGGGTTCTCTTCGGCCAGCGCAAGCAGGTTCGCCCGCACGTTCTTGTCGATGGATAGCTTGGGTTCGCCGTCCTTGTAAACGGTCGCTAGGCGGATGGCCTCTGGACCCACACGCGATAAGACCCACTCGCGCATCTTCGGGCTGCGGACGGACGTAATTTCCCCGTGAGTAACCTCACGCACAATGTCTTGTATTTCGACGCTTTCCGCTTCTGCGTAGCGTATCGCCGCCAGAGCCAGACGTTTATCAAGCAGGACGCCACGGTCGTTGATGCGCTCATTAACATGATAGTCGTGCAGTTCATCGACCGACAACTCCCGCTGGGCTTGGCTGATCGCCCGCATAGCACGGACATCTTGTTCGCAATAGCGGATCATCTCGTCCTTCAGGTCGGCGTCCTCACGAAAACCGCCATCCGCCTGCGGGATGGACAGCAGCCGGATCAACTGACTGCCGCGATGGTCCTTCTTCATGGACGCGCCAGCGAAGCGGCCCACGTCCTCAAGGCTGCCCGGCGCGCAGTTGGCGCGGGCTTGTGCTGCGGTGCAGTAGAACTGCTCCAGCTTGAACGGCACTTGTAGAACGTACCAGAAGACCAGACGCTCAAAGGCGGCGTTGTGCGCCCTGATCTGGCCTGTGTAATTGCGGATGAACTCAGGAAAAGGCTGCGATGGCAGCCACGTCCTGACGTCCTCATCGTCGAATGCGTAGGACATGCACAGCACTTCGGTGCTGATGTCCTGCGCGTAATTGTAGACGCCCTTGCTGCGCAGATCGCAGCGGCTGCGCGTCTCGAAATCCAGCCAAAGAATTGTCACGGATGCCTCACTTCATCCAGCTACTCGCCGGGGCGGGGCTAACAGTTCACCCAGCGCCCCGGCTTTCACCACCCCCTTAGGCTGCGACGCGACGGCGACGGACAGGTGCTGCCTGTTCCACCACGTCGCCATGCTCGTCAGCATCATCCGCGTCAGCAGGGTTATCAATATCGCCGTCCAAAGGCTTCCAGTCAACAATATTGAAGACCGGCGTGTAAATGCGCCCGTACGACTTATGCTGATAGTGTTCCTTCTTCAGTTCGACCAGCGGCACCGGCTTGTCCGGGTGCTTGTCGGCCTGATCGGCAATCGCCAAGGCCAGACTCTGCACGGCACGCTTGCCGCCCACAGACGTCACCGTGTAGCGCGCCTGCAAGCCTTCGTCTTCGCCGTTGGTGCAGGCCAGCGACATGCCGATCTGCATTTCCCAGCCGCGCTTGGCGCCCTCTGGGGCCGGACCTGTTTCGGGCAGCGGCTCCGACACCGGCACCATCTTTTCAGCCAGCACAACGCCGTCGCCCCACGCGATATAGCCGTGGACGAACGAGAAGGGATTGACCGCCCACAGGCTGCCGTCTTCGACTTCGGTCTGGTCAGCGCCGAAGACCCAATGACCTGCCTTGTCCATCTTGATGATGACCATGCCCGTCGGGCCGACGTCGGCTTCGATCTTGCGCAGGCTAGACGCCAGCGATTGAACAGACGGCAAACCAGCGCCAGCGAACTTTGAGATTTCATTAGACATTATGTTAAACCTTTCTTCTTCACTGTATTTTAGCCATTGCCTTTTTGAGCGTCTGGCTGATGGGGACAACACTCTGGCGCGGATCATCATCCGGTGCCAAGGTGCTGCCGCTTGACACGGCGACCACAAGGTCGTCGGGCAAGTCCTTCTTCGCCTTCTTCAGCAGCTTCTCAGCCACCGCAGGCGTAATTAGTTTGGGTTCTTGCAGAGGATAGACGCCGTTGGCTTCCAGCCAATCCTCGGCATTATCCTCGTTCACCCATTGGCGCGTCGCGCGCTTGTTGACCAGCTTCCAGCCGGGGATGGCCTTACCTTCCTCAATCAGACCGTGCGCCAGTTGCTGCAACTCCTTAATGAAGTTCTCCAGCATCGGCACCTGATTGAGATAGTGCGCGATCTGATCGACCGGCATCAGGTCCAGTTGTTCTTTGCGAATGCGGTCCACAGCGCCTGTCATGACAGGGCAGACAGGCTTGGCGGCGCACCATTTGCAATGGTCGCCAGCGGCCAGCGGTGCGTCCGGCTTGAGCGCCACGTTGACGGCGGCGAACAACTCGCCCTCGAACTGCTTGATGCGCTCCACCGTCGTCACCCAGCGCTTAACGCTTGGCGGCTGCACGATGATGAGTTCGACGTCCTCGCAGTCCTTGAACACCCACTGCGTCGCAGGCGTCCGCATGGCCGCCGCTGCGTAGAACATCAACTGATAGTTCTCTTCAGGCGAGACAGGCACGCCATCGCCAAACTTCCAATCCAGAACGATAGCACGGCTGTCCATACGACCAAGCACGTCAGCAGAGCCGAACACGTCAGGCAGAAAATCGCCAAAGCCCACAACGCTTTCGATTGTATAGTCCATTCCTTTCGGGCCGCAGATGTCGTCAAACGCCGCCAGCGCAGGCGCCAGCTTACGCTCAATCAGGTCTTGTGTCAGCACCGCGTCTTCGTACTGCGTGTACAGATAATCTTCTGGCTTGGCGTCATCCGTCTGCGCGTCCAGTATCTTGGCGATGACGTCGTGCAGCAGCGTGCCTTCATCGGCGTACTTGCTGCTTGGCTTGGGTGGCATCTTATCGACGAGCGCCACGCTGCCGGGGCAGGCGATGACGCGCTTGGCGGTTGAACCGCCGACAATACGGCTATGCTGTGCCATGTGTACCTCACTTTAGTATCTGGAACCCCGACCATACACACAACAAAATTTGATGCAAGGGTTGATCCGCAAAAAATTTTTTCGTAAGTGAGTAGCGCGTTAAAAAAGGAAACTACCCATGATAAACCCCCTACACTACGGGCTTAAAATTACTATTGAAGGTGAAGCCGGTCACGGAAAAACGCTGGCCGCGCTGGCTATACGGGATACGCTAAAGGAGTTAGGCGCTTGGGTCGGTGTCGTCGATGGCGACGAAGCGCATCATGCAGAAACGAAAATGACTAGCCACGACACGCCGCGACGCGCCGAGCAGCCTTTGTCGCAGACTGGCGTGGTTATTCGAACCAAGTACCCCGAATGACAGAGAAAGAGATCGAAGCCTATTTCGTCCGCCGCGTGAAGCAGATGGGCGGCTATGCGTACAAGTTCCGCAGCGTCACCCAGCGCGGCGTCGCCGACCGCATTGCCTGTATGCCGAACGGTCAGTGCTGGTTCATTGAATTAAAGAAGCCCGGCGGGCGGCTGTCAGCCCTGCAAGAGATATTCGCCGAAGAAATGGCGCACACCCAGCAGCACTACGCCTGCCTGTGGTCTAAGGAGGACGTGGACCTGTGGTGCAGCCGCTTCAGCTAAGACCGTACCAGCAGGAAGCCGCGACGTTCTTGTACGAACGCGACCGCGCCATGATCTTGGCGCCGGTCGGCGCTGGCAAGACGGCGATCACGCTGACGGCCATTGCTGAGATGGTGCGCGACGGCCACGCCCGGCGCTGGATCGTGCTGGCGCCCAAGCGCGTCTGCACCGACGTCTGGCCGGTCGAGGCACCGAAGTGGGCGACTAGCCTCAAGGTCGCCGTGGCGGTCGGCACGCCCAAGCAGCGTCAGGCAGCGTTTGACAGCGACGCAGACGTCGTCGTGACCAATTACGACAACCTGCCGACGGTCGCGCACAACTGCGACCGCTTCGACGGTATCGTCTTCGACGAACTGACGCGGCTCAAGAACCCGTCCGGCAAGCGCTTCAAGGCGCTGGAAAAGGTCATCACGAAGCTGAACATCCGCTGGGGTCTGACAGGATCGTTCACGTCGAACGGCCTTGAGGACGTGTTCGGCCAGTGCAAGATCATCGACCAAGGGCTGCTGGGACGGTCAAAAGGTGCATTTTTGCAACAGTATTTCATCTGCATCAACCGCGACTTCGGCCAGTGGACGCCTGCGCCTTTGGCGCTGGAACAAGTCATGCAGCGCATCCGCCCTGCGACCTATGTGCTGGAGCCGGGCGAGTATAAGGACAAGCTGCCGCCCGTTCATGTGAACGAAATCCGCGTTTCCTTTGCAGACGCCAAGCCATATGCAAAGATGAAGGCCGAATATGTGGTACGTTTCGGCGACGAGCGCGTCATCGCGCAGAACGCAGCATCGGTCACGACTAAGCTGCAACAGATGGCGTCAGGGTTTGTCTACAACCGCGAGGCAGGTGCCGGGTCAATCTGGTTCAGCCCGCACAAATTCGACCGGCTGGCTGAGTTGCTGGACGAGAACCAGCGGGCGAACACCATCGTCGTCTATAACTATCAGGAAGAACTGGCCGAACTGAAACGCCGCTTCCCGCACGCGCAGACGATTGATGACGCGAACGTTATTGAGCGCTGGAACAAGGGCGACGTTGAGTTGCTGCTTGTCCACCCCAAGTCCGCAGGCCACGGCCTGAACCTCCAGCACGGCGGCTGCCACATGGTCTTTGTGTCGCTGCCGTGGAGCCTAGAACTTTACGAACAAACCGTCGGGCGGCTGCACCGCAGCGGACAGCGCCACGATGTTTGGGTGTACGTCATGATGACGGAAAAGACGATTGATGAACGTATCTGGGCCGCGCTGCACGACAAGCGCGCGGTGTCTGACACAGCAATTGAGGAACTAAAGAATGGCTAGATTGACATGGCACGCGGTCTGTTCGCAGTTGACGACCATGACCGAGGCGGAAATCACCGCCCTGCTTGATGAAGAGATGAAGGAACACAAGCGCCCGGCCTTCGTGCGGCGCTTGCACCAGCGTTTCTCGACCCTGCGCGCCGCCCGTGAACGCGCCGTGCTGATGAAGGAGTTATCGAAATGACCGATATTGCGTCCACGCTTGCGGAACGCGGCACCCGCTACGGGTCGTTTGAGGGCCATGCGCGTATTACGCAGGCCCTCAAACTGGCCATGATAGAAAGCCCTAACTGGTTGGAACTCGCCGACGACCAGATGGAAGCGCTCCAGATGATCGCGCATAAGATAGGGCGTATTTTAAATGGCGACCCGGACTATGACGACAGTTGGGTTGACATTGCCGGGTACGCTAAATTGGTTGCGGATCGCTTACAGGCGCGGGATGCCAGCGCGCAAGAAAGCTAGGGCTGCTGCCGTGAAGGCAGCGTTCGCCGCCGTCAGCAGGTCGGTATCGCCGACGAGATAGCCTGCGGCGGCGGACAGAACGCCGAGAGCAGCCATGATGTAAGTGCGATAACCTTTAAACATGTCATTTTCCTTTCGGATATTGCTTCCAAGGCAGTTCCCAGTGCGGGCCGTCCTTGAAAGTCCGCCAGTCCCCACCCCATTGGATAGGGACGCCTTCAGCCGCCGCAGCGGCCTTCACGATCTTGGCTAACCGATGGTATAACGGCCAGTCCCAAGATACCTTACCCCCAAGCATGGGGGCCAAATCGACGGCATGGCCGGTCAGGTGACGGGAGTTTAGCGTCTTGGTCGCGCCCTGCATCATCAGTTCGCGCTGGCGCTCTGGCGTGCGCAGCCCTTCCAGCACCGTGAAGTCCAGATCAGACATGGCGGCGGCTTTCTTGACGACGCGCACCAGATCAGGATGGACGCCCTCAAGGCGTGACAGTGACCGTGCGCCAAGGACGATGCTCATCCGCCCACCTTTGCTAAAATGCCGATCAACAGCGCAATGATGAACCCGGCGACAGAGATGCCAATTGTCTCCAGACGTTTCAGGCGGGCACAGATGCTGTCATAGCGCAGTTCGCAAACTTGTTCGTGCGTGTTCAGGCGCGCTTCGGTCTGGTCAATCGTGGTCACTTGGCACTCCGTCGTTAACGCTTACGCTTAGGGGCTACACCGTATTCTGGATAAGTGAATACGTTTCCTTGTTCATCGGTGATGCGACCGATGCCTATAAGCGGTGCGCCTTGCTCGTTAACCTTCGGATACTGCGCCATCGCCATTGCGTTTTGATTTTCGGCCTGCGTCATGATGTTCTGGAACTGACCGCCGACCTTAGCTGGCGTTGATTGCAGAACCTTACCGACCTGCGTCGCAGCAGCAGCAGCGCCCCGACCTGTCGCGCGGGCAAGTTCTTCGCGGACCATCGCCTTCTCAATCGCACCCGCCGCGCGTTCCGGCGTTGCCATTTCGTACGCGATTTCCATCGCCAGCTTGCGGTCAATCTTACCCTGCACGCGGTTATAGATGGCGTTAGCAATGGTCGCCACGCGGTTCAGGAACTGCGGCATGTCACCCGCCTGCGACGCCAACTGACCGACGCGGGGTGCCGCAGTGGCACCTTCGCGTGCCTGCGTCTTAGTGATCTGCTCACGCGCCAGATCGCGCCGCACGCTTTCGACGGCGGCAAGCTGATGCGGCTCAAGCAGGTCTTCCAAGTTCTGATAGCGTGGTGCGCCCGTCGTCGCGCGCTTAATCGTCGTCGGCGCTTCCCGCATAGCGTTAGCGAATACCGCAGCGCGCGACGCCTCGTCCGTCAACGGCGACGTCAGCTTGTTCTCAAGAAACTGACCGACTTCCGCTTGGTTGATGCGGCGGCTTTGCGCGGCAAAAGTTTCACGCGCGGCCTTATACCCCGGCTCTTTGCTTTCAATCCAGTTAACCAAACTCTTTTGCGTTTTGCCGATAGCCCTTGCTTCGGTAGCACCGATACCAAAGCGCTCTGGGTTACGGGTAAGGTCGCCCATTGCCATTTTAAGATAGTGAAGACTTTGTACGGTATATTGCGCAGGGCGCCCCGGCGTAGCCATACCCGCCATAGAGCCGGGCAAAATGTCTGGCCCCATCTGGAACGGAACGCCGTCTTCGTCCGCAAGTTCTTTGGCACGCTTAAACGCAGCGTCCATTGACGGACGTTTAAGTAGGGACCGCAGGGTATCGTCTGTCGTAACGATATTACCCTGAATGCGGCGATAGGTCTGACCCGCAGTCAGTTCACGGCCTTCCCGAAGCGCCGCCAAGTCTTCCGGCGTACCGCCAACGCCTTGCAGCGCACGCTGACGCGCGGCGTCTTGTGCGTTACCAATTGCATAGTAACGCGACGGATCGGCCTTGGCGGCGGATTCACCGACAGCGGAGAACTGCGTTAAGCCAAGCGGTGACGCCTGCTGCGCTGCCGTCGGTACGCTGCCCGGCACAATCTCGCTTGGCGCACGCAACTGCTGCACCAGTTCGTTGCCGCGTCCTTCAGCGACGTCCATATACATCGCCGACTTGGGCGACATGAAGTTAGCGATTTTGAGCGGTGCGCGTTCAGCGATTTTACGGAGGCCGCGCCCGGCTGGCGCAAACGCATTGATCGGATCAGTCACTCTGGCTGCGTTGCGCAACGTCTCAGACATTGCTTCTGCCTTGCGCGCTACATTACGCGACACACGGCTAACGCCCGCTTGGCCGACATCACCCAGCATAGCCTGACGCCGTGCTGCCTGTTGCCCAAATCGGCCCACTTTACCGACGCCTGCTGCCGCGCCTGCGCCGCCCGTCAGCAGCAGCGATGCGTCGGCAGCAAACCCGACAGGGTCGGTTGCCAGCGTGTTCTTGATCGCGTCGTATGATCCATAACGGTCGCCCATCATGCCGCCAAACTGTTTGGCGGTGCCGACGATATGATTTATGGAGTCTGGGTCGTCTACGACAGTGTTGATAAAATCTTGAACGTCGTCTGGCAGCGCCAGATATGCCCCGCCTGCTGCAAGACTGCCGATGCCTTTGGCCGTCTCAATCGGATGCGTGACCATTTCATACAGGCCCTTACCGTACGCAAGCGCGCTTTCGGGGATGTTTCCGACGCCTTCCGCCGCGGCGCCCAAAAGCGTCCGGCGCGGAACCTGTGTTCCGGTCGGCGTGAGTTCGCGGATAAGACCCGCATACGGGTCTTGTTCCTCTGTCGGCTCTATGGGCTTGAATAGTCCTGCATAGGGATCGTTAGCCATTACGGTTTCACTCCAAGGCGACCGTCCGTGGTGCGGTACTTCGTGCCCTTCGGCGCCCGACGCACCTGTTCAGGCGTCATCACCGGATACTGACTACCGGGTTTGGGCGCACCTTTGGGGCCGCCCGGCGCCTTCAGCCGAAACTCAGGCATTGATTTAACGTCCGCGCCATGTTGGGCGTCGTATGCCTGCTGCGTCAGACGAGCAGCGTTCTTGGCCTTCGCTTCAATTCTGTTTAATTGCTGGTTTAGACCTTCTGCCGTCATACCTTCAAGGTCAAGGTTGGCAATCATGCCCGCGACAATTTTCCACTCTTGAACCGCCATAGGGCCAATCGCGCCTGTAGCAGCCGCAGCTTCTTTACCCAGTTCAGTTACGGTATCTTTAAGATTTTGAACCGCCGTGTCTGCGTCTTTGCTACTGGACCGAACCGACGGGAAATAGCCGCTATACCCGGTAATCGCTTCTTTTTGATCGCGCGACAAATTTCGCACGGCGTTAATGGTGTCAATAATCCCCGCAGGACCATAGGTTTTGTCGAGAAGACCTTGGGCCTTTTTATAGTTGCCAGCCAGCGCGTCACGGCGCGCGAGGCGCTGCGCCTCTGTCAAGGGCACGGGCTTAGGAGGCGGTGCGTTCCGTGCAAAGTCCGCTTCAACCTCCAATATCGCGCGGCGCTTGGCCGCTGCCTCGTCCGCCGTCTCACGCGGCTGCGGCTGCGAAGGCGGCGCGGGGACACGCGCGCGGAACGGCGTGCTGGACTCGACGTAGCCTTCCAACGGACCACCCATACCGCCACGCTCACCAACCACAAGACCCGGCTGGCCGCCTTGCGGGACGACGTTAAACTCCGCCGCCGCCGCCGCGCGAATGCCCTCAATCCGCGCAGGATCAAACCGTGGCATGATCTGCTTTATCTGGGCTGCGGCATCAGGGTTCACACGATTGATAGCCTGAAGCGCGACCTGATATTCCGCATCGTTTTTGACGTTCATGAGCGGGCTTGCCAAATCAGCCGAAAGACGCGACGACCTATCGCCGGGCGCCATCAACATCGCGCCTTCGTCGGGCGTCATCGGCATCGGCATCATGCCTTCGTCGGGGCCACCTTGACCACCTTCAACCGTCGTCTGCTCACCAAGATCAACTTGGCCGCCAGCGGGTTTTTTCATATTGTAAGTTTTGGGTACAACCAGCGTCGGCGGGCGGTCAATTCCGCCCACCGTAACCACACCGACGGTGCCTTTTTCGCCAATGATTTCCTTAGATTTAAGCTGTTCAAAATAGTACGGAACCTGATCCTTGGCGTCCATCGTCTCAAGTTTAGTCCGGTTACGCCAAGCGCCAAACGCTTGCGGATCAGTGGGCATATCCTTAATTGTCTGGTCAATTATTTGCGCAAAGATCGGATTATCATACTGCTTTTTTAGCATGTCTGCGCCAAACAGCACATCTTCCGGCGACTTAGAAACGCCGATAACTTTGGCCGCGACGTCAAAAAATTTGGTGAACGCTTCTTGTTCAGCCGCAAACGCGTCCGACTTTGCTTTGGCAAGCTGCGGTCCGGCCAACTGCGCCTCAAAGTTCATTTTCTGCTGCGCCAGCGCCGCCTGACGTTCTGCCGCGCGCTGCTGCGCCAGCATGTTAATCATCTGCGCGTTCTGCTGAATGGCAGAGCCAAGCCCCGCCGATTGCGGTGCGCGGGCTTGAAGGGCAATCATCTGGTTAGCCATTGTCAGTACCTTTAATAATCGCCGGGCAAGAATGGCGTCATGAAGTTACCAAAAATACCTCCGCCGCCGCTGCCACTTGTCGCGCTTCCGCCGCCGCCGCGTCGCGCCATTGAGTTCAGATAATTGGTTTGCGCTTGGTACAACGGATATTCCAATGCGGTCTGACCGATACCGCTAAGTGCGCCCGCTAACGCATTGGCCGACCCGATGTAGCCAGACGCGCGGGCTTGACCCGACTGTAGGGCTGCGTTTGACAGCCCTTGCCCCAGATTGCCCGCAGCGCTCGTCAGCGTATTCGCTGCCGACTGACCCGAACCCATCAACGACTGAAGCGGGTTCAGCCGCGCAGCGCGCTCAACCTGATAGCGGTTGAATGCGTTCTGGTACTCTTGGCTTGCCAAGTCTTGACCGAAGCGCTGAATGCCCTTCATCGTGGCGCCCGACATCAATCCGCCGCGTGCAGCCGCCGAACGCTCCAGCGCCTTCATGCCTTCCGCCTGACGGAATGCGTAGCCGGGGTCTTGCTGGAACTGGTCAGCGCCAAAAGGCTTCGCCATGCTGCCGTAATCTGCTGCGTTCTGATCGCCGCCGATGCCGAGCAATTGCATGATCTGCTGTTGCGCGGTCAGACCTGCCTGACGGAACGGCTCCTGCAACCCAACCTGACGCTCGAACATTTCGCGCTGGAGCGCCTCGGAACGGCGGGCGGCTTCGTCCTGTACCTTAGCCGCCTTTTTAGCCGAGCTTTTGGCAATCAAACCGCCTCCAAGTTTGCCGACGGCGCCAATTCCGGCTGAAATTACTGAGGATGGCATTGTGTCAACTCCATCTTAAATATGTCATACGGAAAACCATAATTGTATATCACGTCATTAGTTGGCTTCATACCCCCTCGACGCGCAAAAGACGAAACGTACTTTGCGGCGGGCGCTATCCGCGCCCATAGCATCGTAGCGCCGTTTTCCTTAGCAAATTTTATTACCCATTTCCGCGCCCGCGCCGCCCATGCGCCGCGTCCTTCGGGTAGAATGAAAACATGGACTTCATACACGCCGGGCGCGCTCCACGCTAAAGCAAATCCGCCGTACTCACCTATCAAAAACCAGTTTTCCGGCGAACTAATTGCGTCGCTAAAATCCAATTCGCCTAGTTCCATCGGCCCGACATAAGGGCGCACGTCTGGATGATTTACAACCTCATTTGCGAAAGTCGCGTCAAAGGTTCGCTCCAGCATTATGTAATCTCACGACCAGACGCACGGATGTTCAGCGCAAACGCCGCGCTGGCCAGTGTGCTGATAAAGCCGTTAGACGCAAGGACATGCCCGACCAGTTCGGGAAACGTGTACGTCTCGGACGGCTGGATCGTCTTCGCCCTCACGATCAGGTTCTGACTGCCCGCCGTATCGCCTGCTGTGACCAGATTAACGCTGATCGTAACGGCGCTGGTGCTGTAATTCGTCGCCGTAAACTTGTCGATGATCGTGGTCACGTTCGTCGCAGTATACTGCGTAGACTGCGTGTTCTCCGCAATCTTGGCCGGGATGAGAACTTTGGCGGTAACAGTCATGGTCTAATCCTTAAAACGCAACAGCTTCCAGATCAATTGTGGCCGAAGCCGCAATCGCGGTGTCGCCAACGCGGCGGATCACGATGGACAGTTCGGTCAAATAATCAAAACCGACATCGGCAAAACGCGTCCATGTCTGGTTCGACGACAGCGGCAGCCAAGACCCTGCCGTACCGGACGACAGCGTGCCAGACGACAGCGTGGCGAAGCATTCGTAATTGACCGCCTGCGCGCCGGGGCTGCACCACGTCGCAAGCGATGTGTACGCCCCGCCGTTCAGCGCTTGGTACACGACGCCGTCAGACCCCAGACGATACGCTGCGGTGGCGCGGGCGCCCGAATTGGACGCAAAGATAAACTGATAGCCAAGCAGGATCGTAGCGACCCCGCCGCCGCCGCTGCCCGCTGTCATGAGGGCCATGCCCGCCATTAGCTGACGCCCGCTCCAGAGATGATCCAGACCGTCGTATCGACCTTTAGCAGCGACGCAAAGCCGTACTGCGCCAAGGTGCGCGAGACGCCAGCGCCGCCCGTGCCGGTGCCCGCAAGGCGTAGCGTGTCGGTCGTGATGAAAATTGTCTGGTTGCTGCTGCTGTTATTGTAGATGCCGATGATGGTGCCGATAGGGAACGGCTGCGACGCGTTGGCGGGGATGGTCACGCCGCCCGTCGTGATGCTGATGTGCTTGCCTGCGTCAGACAGCACCAGACCGTACGCGCCGGTCTTGGCTTCCTGCGGTGCCCCGCGAAAGCCGATGGTGTTAGCGCCGATGGTGCCGGTCGCCGTGATGGTGACGTCCTGATCCAGCGCCGTGATGTCAGTGTTTGCGCCAGACGCCGCCGCGCCAAGGCTGGTGCGGGCGTCAGCGGCTGTGCTTGCGTTCGTGCCGCCGTTGGCGACCGCAACAATGCCCGTGACGTTAGCGGCGGTGCCGGTCGTATTGCCGTTAAAGGTCACGCCGCTGCCGATGGTGCCGCCCGTGATGTTGACGGCGCTGGCGTTCTGCAAAGCCATCGTGCCCGGCGTGACGATGTTATCGACGGTCCAGATGGTCGCGTCAGTCGCGTCCTTCAGCACAACCTTGTACGCCGTGCCGCTGGCGTACCAAAGGTTCGCTTCGCCGCGCGCGTCCAAGATGACCGGATTGGTGTTCGCCGACAGACCACCACTGTCGGTGTACGTCGCCAGAGGCGTGGTCGTGCCCGCCGCGTAAGTGTAGACCTTACCGCCTGCCAGCGGTGCGCCGTTAGCGTCAAGAAACTGCGCTTTCGGTTCGGGGGCGAGGACTGCCATGTTAAACCTCCAAAGAACTTACGTTATCAGTCACCGTCAAAATAATTGACGGGATTGCCGGTACGGGCGCCGCCGACGCAAAAGCCTGAATTTGAACGCTTATGTCATCCACGGCCCATTTTAACTCAAAATAATCGCCTGCGTTCATCTGTAACAGAAAATTCCACGCAGCAACAGTTTCTGCGTTGTTCCCCTGCACACGGATTTGCGTGGCGCTGTAAGGTACATCGACACCGTTTTTTGACAGCCAAATCCAGATCAAACCAACGCCGCCCGACGTCTTGTCAAGCTGCGCAGAAAACTGAATGTTGTATATGTTCGGGCGGTCCACATAAATACGCGACGTAGGCGTGCCGACTGTGACGCCTAACGACAAGTCTGTTGTGTTAAATTGCATGGCGTACGCCGTGTTGATGGCGGCTGCCGTCTGCGTTGTTGTGTCGTAAAACGATCCATAGCGCGGCACGCGGTACTCGCGCGGCGGCGGTGTCAGAGCCAGACCTTGCAGTTGGTCCTCTAGCGTCGCCAACGCAGCGTTTTGATCGTTGGACGGGCCGACCTGCAAGTCATCCAGCGAAACGGCGTTTCCGCCTGCGCCTGCTAAATTAAACAGGTTAAAGAAGAACCGATACCAGTCGCGCGACACAAGGCCGGTCTGCGGGTCCGTGACGGGGACACGCGACGCGGGTATCTTGGTTATGTTCGCCGGATCAGGCATTCGTACCGCTCAACAGAAGTTCAGCGCCGATGATGCTGATCTTGACCGGGTCAGTCCCAGACACTTCGTAGACGCGGTCGCGCAGCTTCTGCGTCATGCCGAGCCGCCGCCAGATCGCACGGCGACCGTAACCGCCGATCTTGCCGATGGACACCCAATGCTCGTTCGACCATGTGTGGCCGCCGTCGTCCGACCAACGCAGCATGACCTGCGGGTCAGCGCCCTGCGTAGCCGTCGCGGGCGCTGACATGGAATAGGTCTGGTTCAGGAAGTCCAGATCAAGCGTCGCCAACGGCACTTCGCTGGCGGGCAAGCCGTTCAGCCCGACACCAACTTCGCAGTTAAGCTGCAACGAATGCTGCGCCGTGCGGCGCAGGTTGTTCTGGCCAGTCGGCAGCGCGCGCCATGACCGCAACCATTTCTGCGGCTGGCCGTTATCGGCGTAGGTCGTCAGGTCAAACGTGTAGATGTTGCCGTTCTGATAGTCGCCGATGACGGTATTGCCTGCAAAGTTGCACTGGCAGTTGCCGCGATGGCGGTCAAAGTCGCCCGCAACAAACGACGCGCGCTCATGCCAGACGCCCGCCGACACGTCGTAGACCCATGTCGTGCCGCCCGTCGGGAAGTTCAGCACATAGAATGCGTGGCCGTCCTGCTGATAGGTGTACGCGACCGCGTCCGACATGTCGGTGTATTGCTGGATTTGCCACTCGACCGCGTGGGTCGAGATGCGCTGGCCGATATAACCTTGCGCGCGGTAGACGATGCCCTGACCGCGTGCGTCGCAGCCGAGCCAGAAAACGCTGTTGTCCAGCTTGGCGGTCGAATACGGCGCAACGCAACCGATTTCGTTGTACGCGCCTTGGATGCGGGCCAGCGGAAAGTCAGGGCTGCCTGCGTTATACCAGACTTCGGTGCTGTCCGTGCCGAACACCCACAGTTCGCGGTGATCGACCAAGATGCCGACCACGCCGTCGGGCGACCCTTCAGCGCTGGCAAAGTCCAGCGGGTCGATCTGCGTGCCGTCCAGCAGCGACGTCACCCAAATCTTTTGGCTGTTTGGCTCATTGAACACGAAATAGCCGTCGAGATAGCCGACCGTTACCGCGCCGGGAAAGTCAGGGTCGGTGACTTTGCCGAAGGTGCCGGTGCTTTCGGTGTAGACGTACGCGTCCGGGTTGGTCACGAACACGATTTGGTCGCCGTTGTCGGCGATGGACACGGGCGTCGTGCCGGGCGCGATGGTGCCAAGCAGCGTGGGTGCGCCGGTCAGCGACGTCAGTTTGTAGACTTGGTTGCCTGACACGACGTAGAAGTCGGTGCCCTGCGTCTGGTGCGCCCACAGGCCACGGATCGGGCCTGTACCAATGGTCTGCTGAAACTTGAGGCCCGGCGCGCGGTTCAGATAAGCGGGCATCTGGCCGCCTTCCGGCACGACTTCCGGGTAGAGATTGACCATTCGATTGTCGGCGGCGTTGACGCTGCGGGCAACGTACGCCGACCCTAAGATCGGCGTCTGCATTAATAATTCCCTGCGTAGACGTTAAACCGCTGACGTGTCGCCACAATGCTGTACGGCATCGACATGATGTCGTTCGGATTGTTGATGCGCTTGATGTTGCGTTTGCTGCTCATGGCGATGCGCTGGACCTGCGGGCTTGGCTCCACGCCAAACTCAGGTGCCATTTCGCAGGCCAGATTATAGCGGAACGCGCGCAGATAGCCGGGCGGGAAGTGCAGTTGTGTGGCCAGCGTTGCAGGCTGCGTCAGTTCTTCGACCGAAATGAAATGCCATTCCAGCGCACGCGTGGGGCGCGGGTAAACGTACATTTCAATGTTCGGGAACGTCATGTTGATCCACAGAACCTGCGGATATGTCGAAGTCACGGTCTTAACCGCGATGCCGTCATATTGCTCTTGGTTAATGAATTTGATGCCGTAGCTGACATTCGTCGCGGGGTCGCGGAAATAGGTGCTGTCGTCCAGCAACACAGGGCGATTGCCGACAAAGTCGCCAGTCGGCCCCAGTGTGCGGCTGAGTGTGCTGGCGGGCCAGATAAAGACCTGATCTTGCGTGGAAAAAATTGACAGACGTTCTGTATTCCAGCTTTCGATCATCTGGTTCATCGCGGTCAGCGCGTCTTGCGACGTCTCAGCGGACGGCGTTTCACCTTCCGCTAGGACACCCAGAAGGCGCAGTGACCCGTTAATGATGTCGCCCGCACTTGACATTGATTACCCTTCCTGCGTCGCGCGTCGGCGTCCACGGCTTTTGGGTTCCGCCATTACGTTGACAGGTTCGTCAGCGCCCGCCGCAGGTTCCGGCGTCTCAGGGTTATATCGCGTCCAGCCGTATTCTTCATCATAAATCGCCTCTTCTTCGCTGATTGCGACTTTGGCGCCATGAATTTCGTGGACAAGGTAGATAACGGCCATAAATCACCTTTAGTAAAATGGGCGGGCCGAAACCCGCCCATCTGTTTTACGCGACGCGGTACAGCGTCCAAGTCGTCGCCGTGGTCTTGCGCGCGATCATCATCGCACCCGTAGTCACGGGGATCGTCATGGTGAGCGAACCGCTGACGGTCCAGCCCGTACCAGCGGCGATTACCGCAGTACCCGACGAAGTGCCGAGGTTGACAACGCGGAACGAAAAGGTCGTGCCAATCCGATCCGAGTTAACCAAGACAGCTTCAAGCTGCGCAACAGTAGGCAGCGTGTAGGTCTGCGACGACGTAACGCCGTTGTTGGCAAGGATCAGGCCATTCAAGACCTGTGCCGGGGTCAGCGTGGCCGAAGCCGTAACCGAAACCGGAGTTGCGGAGAGGTCAATAATCGGGTCGTTTACGTTGCCGTCGCCGACCTGATAACCACCAGCGCCATTAGGAAGAGCCATGATAATTTCCTTTCAAATGTGCCCCCGGCGTGTGCCGGGGGCAGATTAGTTTAGCCCCAAAGACGGCAAGCCATCTGCGGACGAATGGTGTTGTAGCCATACAGGACGTCAATACGGCAAGGCAGGCGGTCGTTGTTAATGTCGTACTGACGAACAACGCGCAGGCTGATGCCGTTATGGACCTGACGCGACGCCATATCGACACCCTGCGGCAGCAGAAGGTCGGCGGTGGCGAACGTGATGGCGTCCTTGTGGTAGATCATGTTCTGCGGATACTGCGTGGACGCAGCGCCGACGAACACGACGGCTTTGCTGTTGCCCGGCAGGGCGTCAACAGTGGCCAGAGCGTTGGACGACGAGTAGATCGGCGCAACAGTGATGTCGCCAGCACCGGAGCCGTTCAGCGTTACGTCGGCGAGAGCGACGAACTGGAACAGCGAACCCGTGCTTTCACGGGTCTGCGGGTTGACGGCAAAGCTGTCAGCGACGGTGAACACGTCGCCAGCACGGACAGTAGCGTTAGCGCCAGCGCCAGTGATGCTGATCGTGGTCGCGCCTTCGGTTGTGATGGCAGCCGAGGTGGTGCCACCCGTGGCCGTACGCGAACCAGTCGTGAACTGCTTGATGGACTGCGACATGTTGATTTCATCGAAACCAAGCACGCCCGTACCCATCATGCCGTTCTTGAACTGACGGCTGATCGTGTCGGTCGGATTGAACAGACCCTTCAGACCTTCAACGAGGCCAGCGTTGGCAGCCGGGTTAACGGTTGCGTAGCGCGGCGACATGACGGCGGCGTTTTCGTTCAGCTTCTGCTGGGCAGCCAGCAGAACTGCCGAAGTGGACGGCGTCGTGCCGGGCGTGCCGACCGAGTTGCCGACAGTGCGGAACGCGTTGGCAACGTCTGCGTCGATGCTGGCCGCAAGCTGCGAAATACGCGGCTTGAGAACGCGCTCGGCGAAGTCGTCCAACTGCATCGTCAGTTCGGCGGTCGTGAAGTTCACGCCGATGTGCTTCTGCGAAGCAACAGTCAGCGTCGTGAACTGCTCGTTGTCGTCCTGCACCTGCAAGGCAGCGCCGTCGGTGACGAGGGCACGGTCAGGCAGACGGATGCGCAGCGTGGAGCCGATCTTGGCACCTTCGACGGCGAAGCTGTCGTCGTACTGGCGGTTAACATTGCGGGTCAGAACAAGATTATTCTCAAGGATTTCAAGGGCCTTGCGAGTAATCATGTCGATAGTAAGAATCGAGTTAGCCATGATTTATGTCCCAAATTAGCGGTTGCGTTGTGCCTCGTACCGTTTGATCTGCCGTAGCCGTTCTGCTTCGATCCATTCCGACGTACTCATGCTCTTGATTGAGCGAGGGTCGGTGGTGTCTAATACAGCAGCGCCAGAAGCGCGGGCTGTGACAGGTGCAATCGGTGCCGGGGCGGTTGATGTCTTCCGAACCGGGGGATTGGACGACAAAGACGCCTCAATCTTTCCGATTTCCTTGGCTTGCAAGATCGGGCTTAAACGGGCGATGCGATCAGCTTCTTTTGGATTTGAGCCGAGGAAGTACAAGACGTCCGGGCCAATATCTGAAGCCTGAATGCTTTGTGCCATGGCTTCCGTGACGGGAAGGTTGGGGTTGTAGGCGACTTGGTCGAAGTCGTCATACTTATCCCGCGCTGTCTCTTCACGTTCATGGTACTGTTCCAACAGGGCCTGCTGCTGTTGCTTGGTTTCCCGCTGCTTCAGCAACTCTTCGGCTTTACGCTCGGCCAAGGCTTCCGCGTAATCCTCATAAGTTTCAAACTGCTCCGGGGCTATGTCCGACGGCGGGGCTGCCGTTTGTCTGGACTGTAACTCCGCAAGCCGTTGGGCCTGTTCGCGCTCCCATTTGCGCTGTTCTCTCGCGAGACGCTTACCGACAATTGCGTCAAGTTCTTCTTGTGTGAAGGTCTTGGACGCTTCCTGCTCGGCAGGCTGCTCTTCCGGCGTTTCGGTTACTGCGGGTTCTGGAGCCGCCGTGGTTTCCAGTTCCGGCGCGGGCACTTCCGCTTCAAGTGGGACGTTATCGTCCATGTGGTTTGACCCTTTCAAGTCACCTGATGTTCCGCATCAGTACGGTTAAAGACCAAGATACACCATTAGGAGTATGCCAGTCAAATTTTATGCCCAAACCCTGTACTGCGGTTGGCTGGGGTCGATGCTGCACGCCGCCAGCGCGGCGGCCTGCTCTTCAGTCGGTTCGCACAGCAGCCGGATGTTGGTGTAATATTCGGGGTAGACCGTGCCGTCGGCCAGCGTGATCGGCCCGATGCGGTCAAGCAGAATGAGATACGACGCGGGCTGAACGCTGATGTTGCCTTCGCCGTCATCGACTTCGACGCACAGCCCACACCCCAACGCCATGGTGTTGAAGTCGGCTTCGGTCGCGTTCTTGGTGCAATAATCAGTCATGTTAACCTGTCACCCTTGCTGGAATGAATTTAATTTCCTGCACATGCCCGCAAAGTATTTGGCTTGATAGGCCAATCCACAGTTGGTTTACGGTGGGTACAGTGCCGGACGTATCCGTGACGACAACGCCGCCATCGGTGTTGGCCGCAAAGTTGTTGTTCTTAAACGCAAAAACATTCGTCACGACCGCATTTGCGCTACCGCCACCTGCGTTCAGGTCAGCTTGCGTGACGCCGCCTGCCTGCACGGTGTTATTGCCGTTATAAATAAGGTAATCCATGCCGTTATTAACGCTACCATCGCTTATGCGCCACGCGCCGCGTGCCGCGCCGGACGCGTTGCTGCGGTAGATTTTGCAGACGACCGTGCCTTCAGTGGCGTTGTACCAAGTGCTGAAGTTGGCGCCGGTCATGGATGCAAGCTCAAGATTGCGCGTGACGGTGCTTGCAGCCGTCGGTATATGGCTTGTCGCAAACGCACCGGCTTCGACTTGGGCGCCCCAGATGTACGCGCCTGACGTGCCGTCGCCTGCATATACGATTATATTGTCGCCCGTTGTCAGATAGACGCGGCATGGATTGGGGCTGGCAAATGCTGTCGCAATCGTTACAGCGCACCGATACCAGCCATCGCCCGCAGGCGTGATGGCGGCGGTAATGCCGGTGCCCGTGGTGCCGATAGTGCCCGCAGCAATATTAAAATAGGTGATGCGTTCTGCCGCACCACTATCAAGTATCCCTAGCGCGACCCATGACCGCCCGGCAGGCTTGGCGTAAACGCTGAACGTCGTGGCAGTGGCCGTCGTCGTTACGGTGTTTACGATCAAGTGCGTGATGGTCGCCGTGTCTTCAACCAGCTTGTCAGCAGTTGTCGTGCCGTCAGGCGCAACTGCGGCGTTTGCCGACACCGTCGCGCTAGACAGCGTCCACGCTGCGTTGGTCAGGTCGTCTGAGTACCGCAGCAGGTTTGTGCGGCTTTCTTCGATCAACAGCCCGCGCGGCGCAAGCGAGACGGGATCATAATCGAACCGAGGACCGTAATAGGCACTGGCAACCGTTGCGTTATAGTCAGACGGCGTGGTCTGATAGGATACCTGCTCTAGTTGCGCGCCCCAGATCAGGATGTCGGCGGTGTTTGCGGTCACGCCGGACGCCAACTGCACGCCGTACGTTAAGCCAGAACCTGTGCCCGCGCCTAAATAGTAGAAGCGCTGCCATTCTGTCGTTACGGTCCACAGCGCCGTCACCAAAGTGCTGTTAAAGCGCATCTGGACGACTTGGGACGCGCCCGTGTTGGACTTGAGCCAGACCGAGAAAATGGCAGGGCGGGCGATGGGCGCTGCGGACTGCTGGAGTTGCGACAGCGCGCCCGACGTCACGCCGTTCAGGCTGTACTGGACGCGGTCGGCAGTCATGGTGCCGTCAGGCGCTAAGGCATAGTCCGCCGTGACCGTGGGGCTTGCGCCGCCGCCTGCGTTGGTCTTGGACCATGTCGCGCTGTCAAACGTTTGGCTCTGACGCAGCAGGTTGTTGGGCGCGTAGGTCAGCTTGCCGGTCGCGTCAATTAGCGTGGCGTTCGACCCGCGACTGAATGTAATCAGGTCGGCAAAGCTGGCCATTATGACGTCGCCCACTGAAGCTGAGACGACGACACGGCGTTCGGGATGTACTGGATGTTCTGGATGTGGCCGTTAATTACGCGAGTTGAGGATGCCCCGTCGCCTAAGTGCAATGTGTTAATGGACACAGGGGAAGCCCCGCTTGTGTCAGAACCAACCGCACCGCCGTTTACCGATAACCCAAAATTGTTTGTTGCGTACGCAGACGCCATTTTGCCTGTGGTGTTTGCAGCAATTTGAACACCACTTGTGATGGCCGCAACATCGACACCACTAGACCGTACAAGAAACTTTTCGCCCGCCCCGCTATCGCCGCAAGCAATCAAGAAGTTTGACCCGACACCTTCGTCGGTGGCTCTAAATACACGAGGCTGGCCGCCGCTGTAACTGGCTGTGTTCGTCGCAATTCGGTCAAAGTTTACAACAAACGTCCCTTCGTCCTGCCGATACCACTGCGAAAACAAGCTACCCGTAATCAAAGCCACATCAGCACTGCGCGTGACCGTGCTGGCAACCGTGGGGATGTAGGACGTAGCGAATGCACCTGCTTCGAGTTGTGCGCCGTAGATTATGGCGGCCCCGGTCGCAGCACTGCTATCCGTAGTTACGTTATAGGGTGATGTCGCAGGGTAAATTGAAAAACCCAGAGACGTATTGCCGCTACTGTTGTTGGTGACGCTACAGGTCAGCCGCCAATATGCGCCAGCGTTTTGCACAGTTCCGACGCCATTGATTAGAATACCTGTATCGGTATTCAGTCGCGGTTGCGTGGTGACAGTCGTCCCTCCACTAATTTGAAGGTTAACTCCAAATGTGGACGAAGTGCCGCCTGTTGTTTTACGAATATAGACCGAAGCAGTGTAAGTTGCGCTATCGTTGGCTACAGAAACTGTCTTTTGGATGCCTTGATATGCGACAGCGCTATTGTCAGTTAACGTGGAAGCGTTAGTTAACCCATCAGGTGACACAGTGGTGTTCGCGGCAAGATTTTTTGCCCCAAGAGCCGTCCACGACGCGTCAGCATAATCATTACTATACGTCAGCAGGTTCGTCCGCTGTTCCTCGATCAGAATGCCCTTAGCTGCAAGCGTCACAGGGTCATAGTCGAAGCGAGGGCCGTAATAGGCTGTGGAGGACGGTGCAGCGCCCGGTGTCGGGACATACGGATCAAGTGAGCCGCTGTTAGAAAGCTGCGCACCGTAGATGTAGATGCCGCTGTTGCCGTCTCCGGTGTAGCTTTCTGTCCCGTTTGCGGTTGTTACGCCGATTAAAGGGTTTCCAGCTCCAGCTACTGCTGCGTCAATCGTGGCCGAGCAGCGATACCAACCGTTGCCGACTGACTGGATAGAAGCCGTCAATCCGGTCTGCACCGTACCAACCGCTCCAGTTGAAAGGTTAAACCATGCTACAGCCGTAGTTCCGCCGCTGCGGTCCAAACGCAAGTATGCCCAATTGCGCTCACCGGCCTTCATGTAAACAGATAGCGTATACGGAATAGCTGTGGTTGTTATCGACCCAAAAAGGCGATGCGTATTGGAAGCCGTTGTATCTTCCATCAACTTCTGCGCATTCCAGAGGTTATTGATGGGGTTCTGGGCCGCATTTGGCACAATGGACGCCCGCTGCTTCGTCCAAGCCGCATTGTCGAAAGCCTCGCTGAACCCAAGCAGGTTAGCAACGGAGGTGCTGACGTAAGGGCTGGGCGTGGTCTGGTAGGTTACGGCTTCAAGTTGAGCGCCCCA